ACTGCTGGGAATTGTCCATACATAGCATGGACTTCTTGCTGCAATTGGTCATAGGTTAATCCACTACCATTACCAGCTTGACCGAATAGCTGATAACGTAATGCTTCATACTCGTGTAATAGTTCTTCGTGATTCATATTAGCGATGAACCAAGACTGTTGCACCATCATATCCTTCACGTACCTTGTTAGCTACATAGAAAGAATAAGAACGACTTACTACTACTTGAGTGTATTTATCGATTACATACCACATGATGATTCTCCTTCTTGGTTAGTGTATCTGTTACCTGACATCTGTTCAAAGATCTTTAGGCGACCTTCATGCCTTAATGCCTGTTCTTGATCTTGGGCATACTGTATCCAAGGATCAATGTCTGTTTTAATAGTATGCTGAGTCCAATCATGATAAGCATGATTATTGTTTATAGTAGGATATACTGCTTTGTAAGCCTCTAACATCTTCCAAAGAAGATTCCAGTCGTTATAGTCCATGATACTATCCTTTATAAAAGAATGAGAGATATACTGCTCCGATACTACATACTACACTTATTACCAATACTAGCATAATATTAGGTAAGGTACAAGCTGATACAATACTAATGAATGTTAGCACTACTGCAATAAAGTCTTTATATTGCCACATGATTAACTCCTTATTAGACTACTGGTCTCATCAGCTAGTGCCATACACTAGGACACCCGAAGGTGTTTCGACCTTACGCAGGGCAATATGCTTCCCCATCGTAATACACGTTCATCATCTTTTCAGTAACAAACGTAACTATATCAGCCGCATCAAACCACCCAGCCCAACCAACACGACCAAAGAACTGGACAAAGCTATTGTTGTCACGGGCATCAACCAATAACTTCCACAGCTCACGAGAAGCAGTAACAGGGATGCCACCACGAGCACCAACACGATGACGAACAACAGTGTCACCAACAACAACAGAGATTAAGCCGTCAGCATAAGAGACGGAACGAACAACACCAGACACACCATAAACAAGACCAGCCATGACAACCTCCAAGAAAGAGAAAGGTGTGGACCGCACACCACGGCAAAGCAAAGGGAAGAACAACAGTTACCAGCAAGCAACGATAACAAACGAACAAGCAACAAGACCAACAACACCCACAACAAGCGGAGCGCCAAAGCAAAGAGCAACAGCAGCACCGAGACCGACAGCAAGGCAAGAACAGAAAGACAAGTGAGAGAACAAAGACACGAGACACCTCCAGAAAAAGAAAGAAGACCACCAAAAAAGAAACAAGGGGGTCACGAAAGGAAGAACAAGGGTACACAAAACAACACTTGATTCTTTCACACACAGAGAAGCTTCCCTTATAATCTCCCAAGGGGTACCCTAAACTCCTCTGCAACTCCTTGATTTCTATAGAAAAATACCAATATAATTCTCGCAAATCAGCCCTTATATTGGCAAAGATTTCATCTTTGTAATCAATGACTTAGCCCTGCCCTAAAGGAAAGATTTCCACGAGGATGAAAGATGGACAATAATCAGAAGCTATTATTAGCTAAAGAAGCACTTAAAAGAAAAAAACTTAAAGAGTATAAAGAGAATTTCGAATTATTCGCAAAAGAACAAATTCGGATTTTACCAAAAGACTCCTCTAAAGGTTTTATTCCTTTTGAGTTTAATGAAGCACAAAGAATTGTAAATGAGAAGATTGAGGAACAATTCACTAGGACTAAAAAGGTAAGAGCAATTATCCTGAAGGCTCGTCAGCAAGGTTTATCTACCTATGCTACAGCTAGGGTATTCTGGAAGTCTTACTTTAATGCTTACAATAAGTCTGTAGTTATGGCTCATGACTCAGCAACTTCTGACTCTTTGTTCTCTATGTCTAGAAATACGATTTCTAACATGGATGAAGACTTTAGACCAGACTTTAAGAAGTCTAACGCTAAAGAGATTATGTTTGAACATAATGACTCTGGCTATAGGCTTTACACTGCTGGATCTCCTGAAGCTGGTCGAGGAACTACCCCGACTATTGCTCACCTCTCTGAGGTAGCCTTCTGGACTCATGATGAGAAGATCCTAGCAGGTATGTTCCAAGGTATCTCCCAAGCGGATGGTACTGAAGTTATCCTTGAATCTACTGCTAATGGAGTAGGTAATGCCTTTCACAGACTCTGGATAGGAGCTGTTAAGGGTGAGAACGAATATGTACCCATCTTTATCCCATGGTTTCTGACTCCTGAATATCGTAGGGAAGCCTATGAAGGATTCGAAAGAACCGAAGAAGAAGAAGGATTAAAAGAAAGATTTAACTTAGATGATAATCAGTTATATTGGAGAAGATTAAAGATCTCCGAGTCTGGCTCAGATAAGTTTCGACAAGAATACCCTGCCACACCTGAGGAAGCGTTTATTGTCAGCGGTAGTAACGTCTTTGATATAGAGAAATTAAACAGTCTAATACCACAGCCTATTTTGGCTACGAGGGAGTTTGACTACGAGTCGTGTCTCTTTGAAGATTTTCCTAGGGGTTCCCTAGAGATATATAAGTACCCCACATTTGAGGATGCTTTTACTATAGGTGCTGACGTTAGTCTCGGTGTAGGACAGGATTATTCCTCTGCTGTTGTGATGAACAATATGAGGGAAGTATGTGCGGTATACAGAAATAATACAATAGATCCAAGTAAATTTGGAGACCTATTGTTTTATTTAGGTAGATACTTTAATAATGCTCTTGTTGCAGTAGAGTCTAATAGTATGGGTATAGCTACCCTGAATAGACTTAAACAAATGAATTATCAAAACTTATATCATCAAACTAAAGTAGCTAATATTTCTGATGAAGAAGGTCAAAGGTTAGGTTGGAGAACAACTGCTCAAACTAAACCTATGATTATCGGATATCTAAAAAATGCTATAGAATCTGAAGATATTTGGATTCCGTCTAGGATTATGATAGATGAACTTATGAATTATGTAGCTGACGATAATGGTAGAACTAATGCCATTCCAGGACATAATGATGATACAGTAATTGCTTTAGCTATTTCGCTAGAAGTCCTAAGAACCCATGGTCACCGATTAAGTAACAACAGGGTTCCGTTCTCGCAGCAGTTTAGCTTTGCAGATATACAAAAAGGAGAGTGGTTATGAGCGCAAGCCTACCATTAGGTAAACAAGATAAAGAATTACTGAAGAAACTAATTAAGCCTCAGAAAGAGGTTAAATTATTAGATAAGAATGACAAGAAGATTAAAAAGGGTGAGTTTAAAAACCTCCCTACTCGTTCTTAAAATTTCCCCATCGTGTCCTCAGATGCTGTCCACTCGTGTCTGGGAAATAAGAAGTGGAACTTATTAAAGGAGAAGTTATGTCTGATGAAGAATTGTTAGCTGATTATACTAATTGGCTACAAACTCAAGAAGCACCAGCAACTCCTCCTCCTGTTCCTGAAATTTATGTTCAAAGTAAAGATCAACAATTTACTCAAAATGTAATGCCTCAATCTAATCCTATATTAGGACCTTTGTCTAATATAAGTATGGATAGAACTTATGCTCAAGCTATTCCTCAAGGATATGTAGCTGGCGGTGAAATGAAATATAGTCAACCAGTAGGGCAAGAAGGAGTATTATCTCCTTTTGTAGCAGGAAATAGAATAGTTTCAGGTAATACCACTAAAAATAATATTACTGGTGGTGGATTAGAATACCAAGGAAACGGATTTACTATGGGTGTACGTCATGATGTAAATGGTGTAATGAATCCTAGTATGAATACTGTACAACAAAAGTATGGTAATGCTCCTGAAAGAGGAACAAGAGATCCTTTTCAAGAGGCTAGTGGGCAACCCCAAAAGAATCTAACACAGTTTTATGTTAGTAAAGCATTTTAGGTCATTGTGACCATTGATAGATAGATTGAACCATGAGAGGTTACAATGAAGCAATTTAAAAAAGAGAAGGTAAGAGACGAAGAACTCTTAGCTATGATTGAACAAGGTATTATGAACTCTGTAGGAGACTTCCTCAATAGTTCATCCCTTGCTAAAGAAAGACAAAAGGCTACCTATGAGTATGCCATGCAACCTTGGGGTCATCTAGAACCCAATGGTGTATCTCGGATAGTATCTTCTGATACTGTAGAATCCGTAGAAGGTTATAATGCGGTTCTATCTGAACTTATGTTCAGCAATAATAAGATTGCAAGGTTTATTCCTTTAGGGAATGAGCCTAAGGATTACAGCGATGCTCGTAAAGCTTCTGATCTAGTTAACTATTGTATCTTTAAACAGAACAATGGATGGCAGATCCTCAATACATGGACTAAAGCTTCTTTGTTATGGAAGAATTCTATTGTAGAGTGGGAGTTTATTGAAGACTATGACTACGAATTTGAAGAATATGAAGAGATTAGCCAAGCTAACCTAGACATTATTCTTGCTGATCCAGAAGTAGAGATTGTGGGAGAACTTTCCTATGACCAAGAACTAGTAACTAATCCAGAGACTGGTGCTGCAGAGTATCAGATGGTTTATAAAGATGTACGTTTAAAGCGTACCAAAGATAAATCAAGAGTAATTATTACTAACATTCCTCCAGAGAGCTTCCGTATTACTCGTGATGCAGATTCTCTTGATAAAGCAGCTTTCGTCGGAATTCAGTTTACTACAACTCGTTCAGAGTTACGTAAAGAATATCCTGATTTAGTAGACAATATTAACTGGGACGACATAGGAGATGGTTCAGCAGATTGGGCAACCAAGTATACTGAAGAAGAATCAGCTCGTAAGAATGTAGTAGGCGAAGAATACTGGATAGGCGGTAACGCTAAAGAATTATTCCCATTAGAAGCTAACCAAGAAGTAACACTAATTAAGTGTTGGGTTCGGGTAGATCGTGATGGAGATGGTATTGCAGAATTAAAGAAGTTCATGATTGCTGGAGATGTGATTCTCCAAGAAGTTGACGTAGAAGAAGTACAATTAGCTTCACTATGCCCATTTGAAATTCCGTTTGAGTTTCATGGTTTGTCTATGGCAGACATGAGCAGACCTTCTACATTAGCTACTACAGCAATCCTACGTGGCTTTATTGAAAATACTTACCTAACCAACTACTCTCCTAAGTTAGCAGATCCTAACGTAGTAGACTTTTCTGCTCTGCAGAATATGAAACCGAAGCAGATTATTGCTACTAATGGTAATCCCATGAATGCTGTATCTGCTTTAACTCCTGATACGATTAGTTCAGGTA